TGAGGACCCAAATCTTTTGATTGAGAGAGAGCAACATTATTTAGATCTCTATAAACCTTATAATAAAGAAATAGGCTATAATAATAGTCCTACTGCTGAAAACTGCTTGGGCTATCGTCACGGCGAAGATTTCAAGCAAAAGATGCGTGAAATAAGAACAGGTATGAAGCATAGTGAGGAAACAAAGAGGAAAATAAGTATGAGCCAAAAAGGTAAAGTTATACCAGAAGAGGTAAAAGAAAAAATGAAGATTTCTTCTAGGAAGCGATGGGCTAAACCTGATGCTTGCTCCGCTGAAACACGCAAAAAGATGAGCGAGGCTCATAAAGGGCGTGAGGCTTGGAACAAGGGTATTGAAACACCAGAGGAGGTAAAGAAGAAGATTAGCGAAACCCTAAAAGGGCGTCCTTCGCCTATGAAAAATCGTAGCCATACCAAAGAGGCTAAACAAAAAATGAGTGAGGCTAGGAGCGGGGAAAACAACCATAACAGCGTCGTAACCTGGGAGATCGTGAGAGAGATGAGAGCAAGATACGCAGAGGGAGGGATTAGCCTAAGAAAACTAGCAAAAGAGTATGGTGTTAGTTTGGGATGCGTAAAACACATTATCAAAAACAGGACTTGGAGGGAAGAATGAAGGTCGCAGAGCAAAGAAAAAGATTACTAATCATTGACGGTTTGAATAGTTATTTGCGGGCTTACATCGTAGATCCCAGTTTATCAACAAATGGACAGCCGATTGGCGGTATCAAAGGCTTTGTCAAGATCTTGCAAAAACTTGTAAGAGAGACAAGACCCGATCAGATTGCTGTTATTTGGGATGGCCCTAATGGCTCTGCGAAGCGAAAGAAGATGGACAAAAACTATAAGGATGGTAGGAAGCCACTAAAACTAAATCGTGCTTTTCATAACCTTACTGACCAGGAAGTTGGTGAGAATAAGATGTGGCAGCAAGCACGGATTATGGAGTATCTAAACCAGATGCCCATTATTCAAACGATTATTCCAGAGATTGAGGCAGACGATGTTATCTCTTATCTGACCACTATGCCCTATTATAAGGGCTGGCAGAAGATTATTGTTTCTAATGATAAAGACTTTATGCAGTTGTGCGATGAGGAGACCGTCCTTTTGAGACCAGTAAAGAATGAGATCCTCAATAAGCAGCGTATTGTAGAGCAGACTGGTATTCACCCCACCAACATGGCTCTCGCAAGGGCTATTATCGGTGATTCCTCCGACAACCTTCCGGGTATCCGTGGTGCTGGTTTTGCTACCGTAGCGAAGCGTCTAAACTTTCTCTCTACTGATAAAACTTACTCTATTGATGAAGTTGTTGATTTCTGTGATAATGTTGCAGATAAGGTAAAGTTCTATAAGAATGTTTCAGAGAACAAGCACATCGTAGAGCATAACTATAAGATGATGCAGTTGTATGCTCCGCAGATGTCTGTTCAATCAAAAATCTTTGTTCAGGACGCAGTAGAAAACTTTGACTTTTCTTACAATAAAACAGAAATCATCCGTATGATGCGTGAGGATGGCTTTGGCGAGTTGAACTGGGAAGACCTCCGAACCAACTTGAATCGTATTTCGCGTGAAAATCGTGAATAGCATTTTTTCCTTGACTTCTGCTCAAAAGATCTGCTATAATAATAAAAAAGAGAGGCGAAATGAGTAATAGTGACATTGCAAGTTTCAGCAAATACGGAAAAGCCTTTCAAGAGGGCTTGGTTCAACTTATTTTTGAGGACCGCCCTTTTGCAGATCAGATTACAGAAGTTTTAGATCTCAACTTTCTTGATCTTCAGTATCTTCGTATTTTTGTTGATAAAGTTATTTCTTATAGGTCAAAGTATGATCGTCATCCTTCAGTTGAGGCGATTGCTACTATTCTAAAAACTGAACTTGAGAGTGAAGATGATGTAATCCAAACACAAGTAAAAGATTATTTTTATAAGATTCACAAAAGAGAGATTACAGATGTAGAGTTTATCAAAGAACAGTCACTTGATTTTTGCAGAAAGCAAAAACTAAAAGAAGCAATGTTGAAGTCTGTTGGGCTTCTTCAGACTTGTTCTTTTGATGAGATTTCGAAAACTATCAATGATGCCTTAAAGTTAGGCTCGGACAACAATTTTGGTTATGATTATCTTGCAGATTTTGAGCGTCGTTTTATTCCTAAGCATCGTAATCCTGTCACAACCGGCTGGGGCGACATGGACAAGATTACAGGAGGAGGACTGGGTAAAAACGAGTTGGGTGTGGTTGTTGCTCCTACTGGTGCTGGCAAATCAATGGTTCTTGTACATCTTGGAGCCCAAGCCCTAAAAGAAGGCAAAACCGTTGTTCATTATACTTTGGAGTTACAAGATACCGTTGTTGCAACTCGTTATGATAGTTGCTTGACTGGTTATCCTCTTTCAGACATTATCAACTTCAAAGATGAAATTTATGATACCGTAAAGGACCTTGAAGGATCACTAATTATCAAAGAGTATCCAACAAAATCGGCGTCTTCTAATACTATCAGATCGCATCTCGCGAGACTAGTTAAGAGGGGCATCAAGCCCGGTATGGTAATTGTAGATTACGGCGATCTTTTAAAGCCAGTTGTTGTAAGAAAAGAGAAAAGAAACGAACTAGAATCTATTTATGAAGAGTTGCGTGGCATCTCTAATGAGTTTGCTTGTCCTATCTGGACCGCATCTCAAACCAATCGTTCGGGGTTGAATGCAGAAGTAATTACAATGGAGCAAATCTCGGAAGCATTCAATAAGTGCTTCGTAGCAGATTTCATCATGTCTGTCTCAAGAACGATTGAAGATAAGCAGAAGAATACTGGTAAGATTTTTATTGCTAAAAATCGTAATGGTCCTGATGGAATTGTAATGCCTATTCATATGGACACATCAAACGTTAGCATCAAAATCCTACCAAAGCAGATGCAAACTACCAACAATGTTGTTACAAACCCCGTAACATTGGGACCGAAAGAGCAAAGTGAACTACTAAAAAATAAATACACCAAGTTAAGATCTAGGAGAGGAAAATAAAATGAGATCACACAGTAATATTAGACGTTTCAAACTTTCGGAGGCGTTTATTGAGCCTTATAAGACCCGTGAGGTGCCTTGGGGTCCTTTGGGATATGTTACGTTTAAGCGGACATACGCCCGTAGGTTGAGTGAATTCGAAACAGGCGTTGAGGGCACCGAAGAGTGGTGGCAAACTTGTCGCCGTGTTATTGATGCTATGTTTGACATGCAGAAGCAGCATGTTTATCACCTTGGTTTAGAGTGGAATGACGCTAAAGCACAAGCAACAGCAAAAGATGCTTATGATCGCTTGTTCAATCTAAAGTGGACTCCTCCGGGTCGTGGTCTTTGGATGATGGGCACCAAGTTTGTTGAGGAGCGTACCGCCGCTGGTCTTTTCAATTGTGCTTTTAGATCTACCAGAGACATTGCTACAAAGGGTGGTTATCTCTTTGCTTGGATGATGGATGCTCTTATGGTCGGCATCGGTGTTGGTTTTGATACCGAGGGTGCAGGAGCCATTACTATCAAAGAGCCAAAATACACCAATGACACGCTTGTTATTGATGATTCTAGGGAGGGCTGGGTTGATTCGGTACATATTCTCTTGGATGGATTCTTTCTTGGCGGAAAGGTCCCTAGATTTGATTACTCTGCTATTCGTGGTGCTGGGGAGCCTATTCGCGGCTTTGGCGGGACATCTTCTGGTCACGGTCCTCTGTTAGAACTACATGAGAATCTTACTGCTCTTTTTAGCGATAAGATTGGCGATACCATTACTTCGGTAGACATTGTTGATACAGAGAACCTTATTGGTCGCTGCGTTGTCGCTGGTAATGTTCGCCGCTCTGCGGCCCTTGCTATGGGGGTACATAATGATTTTGAATATCTTGGCATGAAGAATGACCAAGAAAAACTATACCATCATCGTTGGGGCTCTAATAACTCTTTTAATGCTATTGTTGGAATGGATTATACTTGGCACGCAGAGCAGAGCCAGAAGAATGGTGAGCCTGGGTACATCTGGCTAAACAACGCCAGAACTCGTGGTCGCTTCAAAGACCCAAAGCGTTATGATGATATTAATGTTGCTGGTTTTAATCCTTGCGTTGAACAGCAACTTGAAGATGCTGAATTGTGCTGCCTTGTTGAAACTTTCCCAGCAAAGCACGAAGATTATGAGGATTATTGTAAGACATTGAAGATTGCTTATCTTTATGGCAAGACAATCACCCTCTCCAACACTCATTGGCCAGAGACTAACGCAAAGATGCTTAAAAATCGCCGTATTGGTCTTTCTCAATCTGGGGTTGTTCAAGCATTTAACAGACACGGACGCCGTGAAGTTTATATGTGGTGTAACGCGGCTTATAAGTATATTAAACAACTTGATGACGAGTATTCAAACTGGCTTTGTATTCCAAAGTCTGTGCGTATGACTTCTATTAAGCCATCTGGTACTGTGTCTCTCCTTAACGGCTCTACTCCTGGTATTCACTTTCCAGAGTCA